AACTTCATTTTCCCAATGTTCTATAACACCTATTGTAATTAAATCACCCTGGGTATCTTTAATCGCGTCTTTTGGTTTTTCGAATACAGGTATTCCATGAGAATCAATGAATCCTTCGTAATTCCACTCCATAGGTATAAACAAGCTATATAGTCCTGAACTAGTCTGTCCATTGCGATTTCGTTTTGTGACGTCTGATGCATAGTATAATTTTTTAAAGTTATCACCACCTTTATCTAGAGCGTTGCTCGTAGATCCCATCATACACTTACCAACAATCTTGCTACCTAATCTTAGTGTTGTTTTTGTAACTCGCCAGTTGTTTAAAATATTATCCGGACGCTCCCATTTACCTGATTCGTCGTGGGCGAGAAGTTTGAGTTTCTCACCGTCATACGAGTTGTCACCCGTGTTTTTCCAGTCGATCGTTGTGTCGAGACCGTCGAGTTCCTCTGGCGCTTCGCCTTGATCGAGTTTACGCCTTGTGAGTTTTGACGCTGGTACCCTGTAGGCGAGCTCCGTCTTTGGTCTGTCCATACCGTCTTGTATGGGTTTGAAAAAGAACGGATAGTTGACTGATATGGGTACAACTTTGTCGGTAAACATTTTTTTAGCATCAGCCCCGGATTTTGATAATATCCCAAAGCGTGAGTCGGAAGATATTGTTGCTTGATGCACAAGTTCTGATGATGCCATGAATGAAAAACCAGAGCGTCTGTTTTTGAGGTAGCACATACCATAACATCGCTGGTCGGCTTTGCATGCTTCCCAGAATATAAAGAAAAGCCTATTTGACTCTCTGTAATCTGCGGCACCAACATCAATTTTGCTCCACTGCAAGAACATATAGTGAGAACCAGTAATGTAAGTAGCCACGCCTCTATTATAGAACCAATATCCTTCTTCACGTCTTTTAAACTCTTCGTCGATATAATCGTACCATTCTTCTTTAAAATTAACCGGGTATCTTTCCCAGTCAAATACACTTTTAATTTTAGCCAATGGTTTAGGGTATTCTGATTTAGTCCAGCATTGATCTTCTATTTTATCAGACGCAGAATAAACATTATCAGGTATAGCTGGTAAAGCTATTTTAAGGTTTTGTATTTCAATTACATCACCTATTGTACCGTCTTTACTAATAACAACAACGTCGTGTTCAACGTCGTAGCCATACTCCCATTTTTTATACCTATTGTTTCTTTTTAAAACTTTAGGTTTAATGTGGTCTTGTATTACTTTTACTAAAGACTGCTCGTACATTATCTTGATCTACCCTCAGCAAAACCTCTAAAACTTTTTTCTTTAGTATTTTGAGGTTTTTCTTCAAGCATATTTTTTTCTTCTTCTATTCTAGCTAATATTTCAAACGCATCGAATATAGCAAGCTTTTTAGTCGCGGCTGCGTTTTTAAGTCTATCTGCAGAAACATCATCTTCAGTATTAGTAATGATTTTTTCTTCAGCAACTTTAATAAGTTCCTCAACTGCTTTTCGCCCAGCTTGGATTATACTCTTCCTCGTCTCCTTTGAACTCATATTTAACTAAAATATCATTTGATTCCATACAATATAGTCTTTGTTTATCTACTATAAACTCAAACTCTCTATTGGATTTAAAACCAACTAAATCACCTTCATTAATACCTAGTGACTCTAGTGTTTTATTTCCTATTTTTATTATACCTTTATTTTTTTGCTCTGGTTCTAGTGACCAATCATCTTTATTTTTAATTGGCATAATAAAACAACGTTCACCTACAGACATCCATTTAACCATACGCTTGTAAAGATATATTTGATCATATTGACATAAGTATTTATTATCGTCAAACGTTCTGCTACTATCTACTTCTTTACCTTTCTGGTTATAATACCTTCTAAATATATTGTGGTGAACTATAACTTCATCACCCTCTTGTATAGGTGTAGCAAAAGCTGTTGGTGTAGCTATTACAACTGCTTTTCTATTTATTAACTTAAAGTTTTCTATACTAGAATTAACTATAAGTTTATCTCCGTTTAAATCGATTTCATTGTTATACCTTTTACCGTCTGGCATAATAATAAAATCAAAAACACTTCTCATTAATATTCTAAATCATATTCGACAGATATAGCCATGTTAGAATTAAACTTCTTCCATGGCAATACCTCATCGTTTTTCTTTATAAATATGTTATAAGAAGTATCAGAGTCGTCAAACATAATATGTGATATCTCATGACCACCATAGACCTGTTGGCCTAACGCATAGTGCATGGCATCATTTTTATAATCAGAACCGATACTGATTTTTCTTATAACAGTACTCATTACTCCTCAGTTATAACGGTCATGCCGTCAATTTCCTCTTCTTTTTGTACTGGAGTATAAGTACCATCTTTTAAATCAATATTAATAGAACCATACTTTTCTTCTAGCTCTTTTTTAGTTTCTTCAACGCCTCCGTTAACGTCAGCGATTCTATGAAGTAAAGCATGTTTATTTGCTTCTAGTTGACCGATTTGATTTAATAGTTGAGTTAACTCTCCTTGTTGTTCTTGAATAGTTTTAAGCTCTTCAGCTGTAATTGAATTTGCCATTTAATTGAATTTAAATTATTTACTTATTTATTATCACTCGATTTCTTTGCTTTTTCCCAAGTGCGACCCACAAAATATGCACCGTACACTGTAATCAACAATGATTGAAATATAGGTATATAAGCTTCGTCTACTTGGAAGCCGCCAATGTTACCATCAAAAAATGCCAGCACTGTAAATATAACAGTTAAATATATTAACACAAGCGGCCTAATGTTTTTAGATAAAAATGAATCAGATTGCATATCAAGTTTCCAGCGTTCAGTAATTTGAGTTTGTGCATCTTGATCTGCTTTTTCCAATAACTCTTGAATCTTTTGCTTAGCAGCTAATCTTTCTTCATCTGTAGTTGTAAGTTTATCTATTACATTACCTACGTCTTTAATTAAACCACCAGTCAAAAGACTTAAAAGTTTTTTCATCTCTTAATGTTTTAACCTCTTGATCTTCTTTTTATATATCTAAGAGTTGGAATAACTCCTTCTTTTTCTCTCATTTGTTGCAACCTACCAAACTCTTTAGACGCACTAGTACCATAACCAAGACCAGCTTCTTTTTGAGCTCTACTACTACTATAACCGCCTTTATCTAGTGTGCTTTGTATAGATGAAAAAATAGTATCTAGTTCTTTTCCATAAGCTCCAACTTTAGAAGCGTCGCCTGTAACTGTAACCCCTTCTAGACTTTCAGTAGGTGTTTCTTTTTCTTTTTCAGTTAGTTTGTATGGAGACATTTCCATAGCTGATGCCTTGCTATCAACAGGCATATCTTTCATTAAGTTTTTCTTTTCTTGACCTGCAGACTCCATATGAGCTACAGACCCTTCCATCATTAAACCTGATGGCTTTCCTTTACCATCGTACATCTTAATACAAGACGACTTTTTCATTGGTGATTTACTATAAGGCATTTTTTTATTTTTTAGTTTTGTTATAAGCTTCTTTTTCCCAAGGTAAGTTTTTTGCTCCTTCTTTAATACTTGAGCGAGGTATTACCTTACCTTTCCAGTATACATTTTTATTATCGTAATCAAGATCACCTCTACGCATTTGGTCTATATGCACCATTTCATGATCAATTACTTCTTTCATTTTAGCTGGCGATACTTTATTACTTATGATAATAGTACCATTATTATTAGCTTTACCTAATACACCATCTTCCATATCAACTTGATATATTGGAGTGTTATTTAATATAAACGGAGGTGTTAGTTTAAAAGCCATTACCATTTAACTTTATCAGCCCACCATGCAGCAGACATTTTACCTTTCTTGATATTTTTAGCGTGGCGTGCTTTAAAACTAGCGCGTTTCTTTTTCATGCGATCAGACTCACCAGATTTCGGTTTACCAGCAGTTTTAGCTCCTTGCTCACCAAAACGTATAATCTTTTCTCTACCGCTTTCACAAGCTTTAACAACGTGAGATTTTTTAGGGTGACCTGGTGTTCTTCTAGGCTTATTGCACTTGAGACTTTTTTTGTCTATTTGCTTAGCCACGTTTTACCTTTTGAGTTATAGGTCCTGCTTTGTATTCAGGTATATCTTTTAGTATTTCCATACCATCTTTACCAGAGCTACTACCTTTTCCCTTTGGAAAGCTATTAACATCTAGCGGCCCATCCCAAACATGAGACTCACCTACTTGACCTTCAAGAGCTGGCTTGTTTATAATTAATTTACTTTTGTCCATAGTTATTTATTTTACTTCAAATGTTTTATCACCAACTTTAAATGTGTCTCTACCTTCTTTTCTAGCAGCATCTAATGATGCGTAAAAAGCGTTAGCTTGAAATGGAGTGGCTACAGATTGTTGACGTTGATCTGGAGTTCCATATATTGTTTCAGCCATACCTTGAGTTTGAGGACTGAATACAGGTTTAGCTGCACCCATTTGGTTTGCTTGCATAGGAACTTGATATGTCATATCTGGTTGTATACCTGCAGCAGCCATTGTAGGATCTACAAATTTAGCAACAGAGTCTTTATCATGCCTAGCATTTTCTAAATAGTGTAGTCTCGCGGACGGTTTTAAATCTTTATTGTACGCTTCTTTATAATCGTACTTTATTCCTTGTTTAGACATAATTATCTTTCTTTATCGTTGTTTACGTTTTTAATAGAAGTTATTAAAACTTTATCTATATAACTACTACCTTTCATTATTTTATTTCTTCTAGTGCTAGTTGGTATATCTTCTTCACCTAGCATTATTCTATAAACACGTTGTATTAATTGTTTACATTTAAAAGAAACTTGATAAACATTATATCTGCCTTCT